CTTAGGTTCAGCAGAAGTTTTAAAGTCAATGATAGATAGTACTCCATCAAAATCAGCGATACAGTCTACACGACCAGCAACTTCTAAATTATCTGAGTAAAGAGCAGCCTCCTGTAAGTATATATTACTGATGCGGTCAAGGGTTTTCTTAGTCTGCTCAAACATGACTACAGGAAGCGGAGTCTCCTTGTATTCTTTTATGTCTAAGTCCTTGTTAAGATAGTCCTCAACTATAGAGTGGAAGTTTGTACCACGTTTAGTAGAACGTGCTGTGATTGCTGCTGCTTTCTTAGCACCCACTCTTGCTCTCCACTTAGCAAGACCTGCTTGCTTCTTAGCATTGTTACTAATGACAGTGGTGATTGAAGGATAGAACTTACCTTCAGGGGTAGAGTAGACTCTCTTACCCTCCACCATCTTAGCAACCATCTCTATGGGTGTCAATGTCATAAGTTTAAAGACATCTTACTGATAAGGTATGACTTCACTAGTCCTGAACGAACGATGTCATTGATACCAAACTCTACCATAGAAAACTCTTCCATTTCCTCAAGGATGCGTTGGAAATCTAGGATACCATTACGCTCATTGGTTCTCTGTAGATCTGATTGGTTTACATCACCACAGAATACTATCTTACTGTCCTGACCCACACGAGTTATGATAGAGTCAAGCTCGTGGAAGTTAAGATTCTGGCACTCATCAACAATGACAATAGCATCGTCAAGAGTAGTACCACGAAGAAATGATGTAGACCAGAAAGATATAGTCTCTTGATGTTTAAGGTTATCATATAACATATCAAAGCTAGCATCATCAGGCATCTCAAACATATGCTTTACCATATTCTTATAAGGAACCTGATAAAGTTCTGACTTATCCTCATGAGTACCAGGCAAGAACCCAATCTCACGTGTAGATACAAGAGACCTAACGATATAAACTTTATCGTATGGACTAAACTCATCCATCACATCTTTAAGTGCTAAGTACAATGCAATGAATGTCTTGCCTGTACCTGCTGCACCATAAGCAAATAGATTTTTCCCTGCACCCCACTCTTTAAAGAATAAATCTTGGTTCTCTGTAATGGGATTAATATCAAGGAAGTAGTTCTGATTAATAGGCTTCTTCCTCTTCATCATCTTTTTAGACATACCTTGAGTAGGTGTAGTCTTTTTCTTCACTGCCATATTATATTACCATTGGTATCCGTTACGGTCAAATCCTCGGTCTGCTTTACGTGCTCCTGCCATGACATCTTTCCAACCTGGATGTGTCTTAGACATTTTATCACGCCAGTCACCTACCTCTGCAACGTCACTAGCACAACCTGCTTGCCAGTCCTTGTCCCAGTCAGGATTATCTTTTCTCCATTGATCATACTCTTTCATAGTCATGGAGAGTTCTTTCTTCTCTTCGGTTTTTAAATTTATTACTGGATATGTTGGCATTGTTATTGTGTTCTATTGATAATTGTCATTGGAGTGACCACCATCTTTCCATTTAGGTGTCTCATGAGAAATGATTTCATTTGGTGTGTCTGGATCCCAATTCTCCTCTGTAACTATATGAGTAGCAGGTTTACCATATCCTTCATGGTCTGGATGTCCATGCAATCCCCTAAGAAAATCTGAACGAAATCTAACTGTCATTCTACCTTGTTTAGACCAGTCTTTATCCCAGTCAGGATTCTCTTTCTTCCACTCTTCATACTCAGCAAGAGTTTTCATAAACTCCTGAGTCTCTCCAGTCTTTAAATTTTTTACAGCATATAATGGCATTAGTTCCACTCCAAAGCTTCAGATATAATAGGAAATTGATCCTTGAATATAGTTCGTACCATCTCTGCTATTTCCATGTGTTCCTTTTGGGTTCCATGTGCAGAGCGTAAATCTATGTAGTGTATCCAAGAACGTACACTCCCTGTCATATATAACCGAGTCGGTGTAGCAAGAGGTAGTACAAACCGAGCACACTCCTTAGCAACACCATCCTTCAACATGTTTTGATACAACTTCATCCCTTGCTTGAAATGTTGTTGCATCTTTCTATTATAATGATTTACTTTCCTCTGATCCATATCATCAGTAGAATTCTGACGATTCTTTAAGTCTTGTCTACGTAGTTCAGGTAAAGGAATCTCATCAGCAAGTAGACTGCTATCAGCATACCTTTGAGAGAACTCTTGGTATGTAAATGATCTATGCCTTAGTATCTGTGCAGCAAGACCACGAGTAGTCTCAATCTCCACAGTCATGTGTGCTTGTTCAAAGACCGACCAGTGACCATGCTTTATGCAATACTTTAGCAATCCAGCCACGTTTGGGTTGTCCTGATTGTTCGGGTTGCTGACTCTCGCCACGTACCCCATCGTCTCCTCCGCTTTGGGAGTGACCGTCACTAACTTCACTTGTTGCATAATTTTTCTTTAGAGATTTTCTTATTAATCTTGCGTACTTAACCTCATCCTTAGTATACCACTCTGGATGCTTTTTGGCAAGCTTTATTATCTTCTTTGCTGTCTTCCTTGTGTCCTTCCTCTGACTCTCATCCACTAACATATTCTGCGGTGTAACTAAGTATTTAGTCAACTTCTGGACACAAAAAATCCTGGAAAAAATTTTCCAGGATTTATGAAACCACTATGTGATTTTTGATTCAGCTCTGTGTTACTAACTTCTTAGTAACTTTGATCCCACGATACATTAGATCATGGTTCCTTTTTTGAGCTTCTATTTGTACCATCTTGCGGTACTCTTCAGAGTCGTACTTGACTCCACGGTAAGTGACTTGTGCCATTGGCTTGTCCTCGGTTAGGGTGGATTAGACCCGTTCCTTCAGTCGGCATTTGCGTCTCTAAGCATTGGTGGTTGAATACTAACAAAAGTATTAACGATTGAATACTAATAGAGATGAACGTATCCGTTCCGTGTCGGCTTACTTGCGACCCTTCTGGGTTGAACGATTGTGTTAATATTAACACAGGTATATTATATAGTCAAGTAGAAATGTATCGGTTGTTACAATTGTACACAAATATTAAAAGCAATAGAAACTCTATCCTCTTCACTCATATTTTCTCTAACATCATGTACTAACCAAGATGGAAAATAATAACAATGACCTGCACGAGGCATCACATATTCTACTGGAGATGAAGGACCATTAAGATATTCTTCATCTAAAGTTGCATGTATCATCAAACCTCTAGGATCATGGAACCCAATCTCGCCAGAGTTCTCAGGAACCTTAACATAATAGACTCCAGAAAAAAGAAATGGATGAGACTGCCTGAAATGACTATGATGAGCATTCCAAGAACCTTTACCATTTATATTCAACCACGAATGAACTTCAAGATGTTTGAAGTTGCCATCATGAACTTTAGACTTAGGAATATTATTCTTTATAAAATCACTAAAGACTTTAGAATTAAATTTCTGTCCTTGATACCCACCTCTGTTTGAGTATTGAGAATTAGGATTATTTTTCTTATGCTCGTAGCATTCTTTTAATAAAGCATCATTATCTAAAGTACTAACACATGACCACACTAAAGTAGGAAAAAATATGTGAAAGTCTGTTGCCATTACTCACCCTCACTAGAAGTTCTTTTCTTCTTCCTCCTTTTAGGTGGTGTAGGTTGTTGATTATCTCTCCAAAGATTAGGTCTCTGCCTACCCTCAGTCTGCTTAAACCCTACAAAATCTTTCTTGTACTTGTCGTAGTAGTTATCAAATATTTCTATCTGACTAGTACCCATAGCAATATCATAAGTAGTTTTTGTATCTTTTAAATACTCAACAAGATAAGAAGTATAAGGTAAATCCCTATCTTCTGCTGCTTTAGGATCACAATTTTCTTGAATCACCCTCATGATCTATTACCCCATACTATAGATGGAAATGCTTCAGACACTGTTGCCTTGGTAATCTTCCAACGCTTACCAATCTTCTTGTCCTTTGCTTTAATGAGTGCATCTGCTTCACCAGCGTTAAGACCCTCAAGCATCTGAACAAACATCTGTTCTCTCTTCACTTGAGATACATTTGATCCACCCTTAAAGAAATGATGTAACAACCTTGCTTCTTTCTCTAGGATAGTATGTTCTGTTCCTTCTGGTGCTTCGTTAGGTGTGTAAGGTACATCACCTGGTGGCAACAGACTCACAACAGAGTCATCAAAGTTAATAATAAGAAGCATCCTTAATGCATTAGTATTATGTTCTTGCAAAAGTTTGATCTTCTCTTTCTTTGTCTTTGCGTTAGATACTTTTTGTAGTACCTCATGCATCAAGAGTCTCATCTTCGTCATCCTCATTAATAAATTTTACTGATAGTAACTCTTCATTCAACCAGTTACCTTGGTTGTCATACATTTCTGGATGTGTGAACTGTTGGTACTCATCCCTAGACCACATGTAATCGTGAATAAAATCTTTGGCAGTCCATCCTGCTAGAACACCTACACATAAGAAAATAAATGATATGGTCGCTGAAAAGAATAAGATAGTTGCGTCTGCCATTGTTCAACTCCGTTGTGGTTTACTATTGTTTCTCCCACCTCAGTTCAAAGTTGAAATGAACTCTACGTTTAAGAAGAGAGAAAGTTTTTGTGATGTTGAAACCCTTAGTGGGTTTCTCATAAGTATCTTCCTTAGTCCTCCTTAGCATGAGTTCTATGCCTTTATTTATGGCAAGAGGTTTATCCTTTTCCACTAGAAACCAATCCTTTTTTTAAGAACAGTCTTGCTGTTTCAACAAGACCACCAACAATTTCCCCATCAATTATAACATACGGATATCCCATAGCAAAAGGATAGTCTTTTTGAAATTGTTCCGTACTAATATCAGTACCAACAAGATAAGAAGTATACTCTACGTTTGCCCTAGCACACAACTCTTTTATCTTTTCACAATAGAAACACCCTTCCGTGGTGTATATAATTATTTCCATAAAAAAATGGGAGGATTATCTCCTCCCATCTTATCAGATTCTTGGTCATCTGTCAACTCATCCCAATAGAAGAATTGCATTTGACTAAGTTTGACATGTTTTAATGGTCTTTTTAATTTCATCCTTTTGGTGTCATCTTATATGCACCGAATGCACTAGCAGCAACTGCTGCAACGATGAATAGAACTTCCATTATTTATCCCACGCTAGGTGCAACAAGTGCAACTTCACTAGTCTCAGCAGATGCTAAGTCAAGTGGGAAGTTGTGTGCATTTCTTTCATGCATAACTTCCATACCTAGGTTTGCTCTGTTCAATACATCACCCCAAGTAGGAACAACCTTACCATTAGCGTCCACTACAGACTGGTTGAAGTTGAAACCGTTAAGGTTGAATGCCATTGTACAGATACCCATTGATGTTAACCACACACAGATCACAGGCCATGAGGCAAGGAAGAAGTGTAGTGAACGAGAGTTGTTGAATGATGCATACTGGAAGATAAGTCTACCAAAGTATCCATGAGCAGCAACTATATTATATGTCTCTTCCTCTTGTCCAAACTTGTAACCATAGTTCTGAGAATCTAACCCAGTGGTTTCACGAATGAGTGAAGAAGTAACTAATGAACCATGCATAGCAGAGAACAATGCTCCACCAAACATACCAGCAACACCTGCCATATGGAAGGGGTGCATCAAGATGTTGTGCTCTGCTTGGAACACAAACATGAAGTTGAACGTACCACTGATACCTAGAGGCATACCATCAGAGAAAGAACCCTGACCGAATGGGTATACTAAGAACACAGCGAAGGCAGCAGATACAGGTGCAGAGTATGCAACACAGATCCAAGGACGCATACCTAGACGGTATGAAAGTTCCCACTGTCTTCCCATGTATGCAGAGATACCAATAAGGAAGTGGAAGATAACCAACTGATATGGACCTCCATTATACAACCACTCATCTAGAGTAGCAGCTTCCCAGATGGGATAGAAGTGCAAACCAATTGCAT